CTGGGCGTCAGACGTGGCCCGGATCGGCGCCGCGAACTCCGGGTGGTCGATCGTGACCAGCACGATGTAGACCTCGGCGGTCTGCGCCGCGATCAGGGATTCGACGGCGGTGTCGCTGATGTCGGCCATCTACAGCACCTCCAGAACGAGTAGCGGCAGCGGCGCGCGGAAGTGGTTGCCGCCAACCTGGGTCACCACGACGCTCTCGAGCCGGTTGGGGTCGATCTGCAGGCGCACCGATGCGCCGTCGAGCGGGTCGGTCCATGTGAAGGGCAGCGAGCCGTAGGCCAGCGTCCCGTCGCGGAAGGTCTCGAAGGTGGCCACTTGGGCACGGCTGTCGAGCGGCACTTCGACGTCCAGCCGCCATGGCGCACCGGCCGTGTAGCGCGGGCGCGCCTTCGGCGGCCCCTTCTCGACCGGCGAGCCGATCACCGCACCCGCAGGCGGCGTGCGCCGCATCGGCCGCAGCACGTCCTGGTTCAGGCTGGATGGCCAGATCGGGTCGCTCACTAGCCCGCTCCCTGTGCCCGCACGCCGTACGCGCCGGCCATCACCGGGTGGAGCTTGCCGCTCTCGACCAGGTCGCTGAACGCGTCGTAGACCATCACCCGCACCTGCGCCTCGCCGTCGGGGCCGAGGCCTTGCGCGATGCCGATCGGCGGCCCGCCGGACTCGCCGCCGGACTGGCGCCGGTGGTCCTCGATCACCACGCTGACCCGTGGCTGGCCCCCGCCGCCAAAGGCGCGGGCCAGCTGGTTCGGCCAGCCGATGACCTCGCCCTCGTGGGCGACGATCGGCACCTCGCCCGGCGCCAGCCCGGCCTGGCCGCCGCGCCGGAACCGCGGCGCCCCGCGGAACGCGTCCAGCGACACCACGCGGCGGTCGTTGTCGTTCGCCCCCACCAGCCCACGCGCGCCGATCACGCCGCCGGTGTGCGCCGTGTCGGCCGAGCCGAACAGGTCGTCGAACACGTCGCCGAAATCGATGTTGCCGAGCGCCTGCTCGAATGGGTTGATGACCAGAACCTGGAAGATCAGATCGGCCAGCCGCTCCAGCGCCGCGCCGGCATCGAAGGCCCCCCGGCGGATGTCGGCCAGCACGCTGCCGGCCAACGAGCCCAGGCCACGCCAGGCGCGCTCCCAGTCGATGGTCGACTGGGCCGCGTCGTCGGTCGCCACGGCCGCATCGGCGAGCGCACCCGCCGCCGCCTCCGCGCCGCGGGTGAACGTCTCCTGGTTGATCGCGCCGGTCCCCAGCAGGTCCGTCAACTCGGCCAGGGTCGCGGTGTATTCCTCCTGCGGCGTGCGCAGCTGCTCGGTGATCCGCGCGCCGCGCCGCATCGCCTCGTTGAACGCGTCCCGGGCTGCCTCGCCTTCGCCCGCCAGGTCCCGGAAGAACTCCATGTTGCGGAGATCCTCCTGGCTCACCGGCGAGGCCGAGCCGCCACTGCTGCCGTTGTCGTTCGCCGCCTCGTCGCGCAGGCGTGCCAGCTCGGCTTCGAGATCCAGCCGCATCTGCGCCCCGCCGGTGCCGAGCCTGCCGCTGGCGCCCGGCCCGCCGAGGCCTGCGATAAGGCGGTCGATTTCCTCGACCGCCGCCAGCGTCTCCGCCAGATCGTTGTCGGTTCGGATCTGCTCCAGATACGCGGTCGGATCGGACGACTGGGCCAGGATGAAATCGAGCCGCTGCTGCAGGCCCTGCGCCTCGCGGTCCAGCTGCTCGCGGAACGTCCTCAGCCGGCCCACGTCCTCGTCCATGCCGTCGATCGCGCCCTGCAAGTTCGATCCGATGGCCACCTCGGTGCGCGTGGTCGTGTCCGGTCCGCCGAGAACCGCCTCCAGCGCCGCGGCGAAGAAGGTCAGCGCGTTGGCCCCCAGTTCCAGCGCCGGCACGAGCCCCCGGAGGATCGTGTCGCCGACGTCGATCAGCCGGTCGCCCATCTTCGCCAGTGCCACGTCCACCCGGTGGTCGGCCGTGTCGGCAACCTTGGCGAAGGCCGTCTCGGTGGCGCCTGCCTTGGTCGTCATGTCATCCAGGATGCCGGCGAACTGCTCGCCGGCGCCGCCGGCAAAGCTCAGCGCGGCACTGACCGCCTCGACCTCGCCGAACAGCTTGGCCATCGCGTCGACGTTGCCGCCGGTCTTCTCGATCACCTCCTCCAGGAAGCCGGCGAGTCCCTTCGCCTCAAGCGCCTGGGCGTTGAACTCCAGACCCAGCTCGGCAGCCAGCTTTGCCGCATCGCTGCTGGGCTTCGTGATCTGGCTCAGGATGCCGCGCAGCCCGGTGACCGCCTGGGACGTGCTCAGGCCTGACGTGGTCAGCGCCGCGACGCCCGCGACCAGCTCGTCAAACGGGATCTTCAGCGCGGCCGCGATCGGGATCACCTGGCCCAGCGCCGCGGCCAACTCGCCGATGGTGGTCTTGCCCGCGCGCATGCCGACGAAGAGCGCGTCGGAGGCATCCTCGACGCTCAGCACGCCGGCGCCATAGGCGTTGACCGCCGTGGTCAGCACGTCCACGGCGGTGGTCACGTCGGTGACGCCGCCGATCGCGATCCGGTTCGCTTGCGCGACGGTGGCCGTCGCCGCCTCGACGCTCGTGGCCCCGGCGGAGATCGCCTGGTAAAGGGCCTGGACCTGGGGCACCGCGCCCGTGCCGAAGGCGGCACCCATCGAACGGGCCGCCCGCTCCAGCCGGGGCATGTCGGCCGCCGTGTCGTCGACCAGGGTGGACAGCTCGCCGAGCGCGGCGCTCAGCGCCAGCGCCCCGCCGGCGGCCGCGCGCAGCAGTGCCGCCGCGGCGGTGATTCCGATCAGGGCCGCGCCGTATCTGACCATGCTGCGCGTCGCGTCCCCCATCGCCAGGCTCTGGGCGCCCGCGGCGCGCGTCATCGTTGCGGTGGCCGCGGCGGCTTGGGTCTGACCGCCAGCCACGCCGCGCATGCCTGCGTTCGTCTGCGCTGCCGTCGCATTGAGGCGCTGCAGCTGCGCCTGCTCCAGCTGGATCGTGTCGGCGAAACCGTCGTCGCGGGCTGTGAGCCGTACGGCCAGGGTCAGCATCTCAGCCTCCCAGGCCGCCGTTCAGCTCGACGAGCGCGGCGGCTTCCATCGCCTGCAGGTCGCCCCACAGCCGGGCGCCGGCCTTGCCGCTCCAGTCGCCGCCGCGCCGGCGGTGGCACACGTCGACGCCGGCATAGTCCAGGCCCTGCCAGATCATCGCGCCGCCGCCCATGCCGGCGACGATCGCCATCCGCCACTGCGTCGTGCAGGCCAGGAACAGCTCCAGCGCCTCGCGGTTCTCCGGCCATACGCCGAAGCCGTCGTCGTCCGCCGGTTCCGGGATCGTGGCCGGGTCGAGCCCGAAGCTTTCGAGGTCGCTGGCGAACTCGTCATCGTCGCTCTCTGTGTCGGTGTTGGGAACGGTGCGGCCGCGCGCCCAGATCCGCGCGGCCTCGATCAGTTTCCCCTTCGGCGCTTCTGCTTGCCGGCGCCGGAGAACGCGTCGCTATAGGCCTTGACGAAGGCGGTCAGCACGAACTGGAACCGCAGCGCCGTCTTCAGGTTGTCCCGGCTGAACGGAATCGGGTTCTTGTCCTCGTCGATGACGCCATCCCAGCCGACCATCGTGTCCATCAGCAGCTCGGTGTGGCCGGCGTCCTGCTCGTCCTCGGGCAGGTCGTCGATCGCCGCGCGCTTCTCCTGCGCCTCGTCGATCGGCATCGCCTTGAACCGGACCTTGCACGGCTGCTGGTCGAAGCCGCCGCCGTCGCGCGGCACCATGACCTTGACCGGCCACTCGACCTCGAACTCTTCCCTCAGAACGAAGGGCATGTGATTCAACCTCCTCCGGTTCCGGCCGGGTGCCGATGATGAACAACCCGCCCCTACTTCACGGTGATCAGGACCTCGTCGTCGCCGGCGACGGGCAGGATCTCCAGCGGGATGGTCCAGGTGACGATGCGCTGGCTCTCGCCGATCGACGTCCGGCCCAGCGCGACACTGGGGCAGTCGACGTCGACGATGCCGCCGGTCGCGGTGCCGTGCACCAGCGCCAGCGCGCCCTTGGTCTTCGGTGTCGCCGTGGCGGCGGCGAACGGGTTCAGCGTCGCCAGCGCCACCGCCTCGCACACCAGTTGCCCGCCCGGTGCGCGGTCGCCGATCAGCACCGCCTCGCTGTTGACCAGGAACCGGCTCTCGACCGCGTTCTGCATGTCGATCTCCAGCCGCTCCACCGCCAGCGCCACGCCGAGCAGGCTCACCGTCGGCGTGTTGGCCGACCCGGTCGGCTTCGGCGTCATCCAGTCGGTGAGCACGGCGGTCGGCAGCGCGGCATCGGCCGCGGGCGAGAACAGGCCCCGCATCACGAAATGCAGGTACGGAAGGCCGCGCTCGATCATGACCTGGACGTTGCCGCGCGCGCCCAGGGCCTTGAACAGAGTGCCGTCGACATTGATGTACATCGTCGCCGAGGCGTGCGCCTCGGTCGAGTTGGGCGCGTACTCCACCCGCGCCGGCTCCAGCGCGATGGTGAAGGTGTCGGCGATGGTGAAGCTGCCGGTGACCGTCGGCGTGATCGTCGCCCCGCCGCCCAGCGCGAACGATCCGCTGTCCGTCATCACCACGCCGGTCTGGCTGTAGGCGGCGACGCTGCCGTCCGCCGGCGCCGAGACGGTGAACTCCGCCGTCGCCGACGCGCCGCCGGTGGTGCATGCCAGGGTGACCAGGCGGCCGTGGTTGCCCACATACGGGTCGCCGACGGCGTAGGTGAAGCCGCCTTCCGGCGTTCCCACGTCGACCGGCGGCGAGGCGGCGATGGTGTTGGCGCCGGTCGACGCCTTCACCGTCTCGGCGAAGCGGCAGGCCTTGATCAACGGCCCCCAGGCCGGCGCCGTGCCGCCGGACCCGGACCCGGCCAGCTCGACCCGGAAATCCAGCTGCACGGTCAGCTGGTCGGGGATGGTCTCGGAGCGGCCGAGCCAGGCGAAGTCCAGGCCCCGGTCAAGGTCGTTGCCGTCCATCGGCGTCAGGCTGACCTGGGTTGCCTGCACCGCGTTGGCCGAGCCCGTCGGCGTCGGATCGACGCCGTAGCTGGACTCCAGCTTGAACAGGATGACCTTCTTGCGCCAGAACTTGGGCATAGCTTCAGCTCCCTCTGAACAGCCAGCGCGCGCGGAAGTCGAGCTGGTAGAAGACGGCGCCGGCGGCCATGTCGACCAGCCGGCCGCGGACCAGGTCGAATGCCTCGGCCGAGCCGGCCTCGCCGCCGTCCGGCGCCTCCGGCTCCCAGCCGGCGACGGCCGCGATCACGGCGGCGATGATCGTCGACAGCGCGGTCAGGGCCTTGTCGCCCTTGGCGTCGCCGGCGATGCGGTAGACCAGCAGCACACCCACGGTGTCGCTCACGTCCTGGCGGTGGCCGCCGGAGACGAGCGCGTTGGGCGCGGCGTCGAAGCCGGACGGCAGGGTGAAGGCCGCCGGCGTGCGCTGCGGCAGCACGTTCTGCTGGATCAGCGCCGCCAGGGTCGCGGCAGAGCCGACGGACAGCAGCGCCGGGACCTGGTCGATCACGCGGGCCGCGACCTGGTCGACCAGCGCGGTCATGGCGCGCCCTCGATGCTGCCGGGCGCGGCGGCGCGCAGATGCTTGGCCAGGATCGTGCCGACCGCGCGCTCGTCGTCGTCGTCGATGCCGAGAAACGGCCGCGCCGGCATGGTCACCGACTTGACGGTGGCGAAGCCGCCGCCGGCCAGCGGGAAGCGCAGCGCCCCACCGCCCTTGGCCTTGATGGTGCCGCCGAACTGGTGAATGCCGGCGTAGATGAGATTGGTGCCGACGTCGACGCCCTGGCCGGTGGCCTGGTGGGTGATCGACTGCACCAGGTGCGCCTTGTCCACCAGGGTCTGCCCGCCCTGCAGCCGCGCCCGCAGCGACTGCGGCCAGGGGTTGCCATCCGGCCCGCGCCCGCGCTCGAATCGCGCCTGGGTGCTGGCGGTCAGGGCAGCGCCGATCTGGTCCATCGCCGGGTACAGGTCGCCGGCGGCCGCGCGCAGCCCGGCCAGGGCCCGGCGCACCAGGTCGTCGTCGATGCGGATATGGACGGAGGCCATGCTCAGAACCCCGACAGCGTGTCGCGGGAGAAGGTCCGCTCGGGTCCGGAGATCCGCACGCCGTCGTCGGTGGCCGCCGACGCCGCGCCGGTGGCGCCGGTCAGCACGGCCTGGCCCACCGAGACGGCCTTGAGGAACCGCTCAGCGGCCTTGTAGGCGTCGCTCACGCCCTCCGGTGCCGCCTCGACGTGCAGCTTGTAGTAGGCGATGTCCTCGGCGACGCCGACCAGGACCGCCGGCGCCGGGTCCACCGGCACCGCGTATTTCACGCCGACATAGCCGTCGATCATGGCGTCCGCGAACGCCAGCGCCCGGCCGAGCACGTCCGTGTCGATCGCGTCCAGCGCGCCGGCGCGATCGGTCAGCTCGATCAGCCGCTGGCTGCCGAACCGCTCTGTCATCGTCGCCTGGGTGGCGTAGGTCATCGGGTGTCAGTGCCGGTTGGCGGGTGTCAACCGGCCGGCGCCGGGTCGGCGCCGCCGATCATGAACTTCGCCGGGTCCACGGGCTCGGTGCGCGGCGGCCAGGACCAGCGGCGATCGACATTCTGCTGGTCGGCCATCTCGACCGAGCTGCGCGGCGCCGGCGGGCTGTTGTCGAAGAACACGGTCAGGTTGACGCAACGGTCGGACCAGACCCTGGTGACGATTGCCGGGTGCACGGCGGCCCCGTTGGCCCGCTCGTCGGCGGCGGCGTGGTAGTGAACGGTACGGCCCACGGTCACGGTCATTGTGCGCTCCCTGAAATTGAACCAGGCCGGCCGGCGGGCCGGCCTGGGCGATGGGCGGGCCTCAAGGCTCTCGCCTACCCGGCCATCCTTC